CTTCAATTACAAACTGTAATGCTTCAGTAGTACCTTCAGTTAAACCACCGGCAGCCATTTCTTTACCTATTACTTTAAATACTTGACCTGCCCCGTTTTTACGTAAAGATTTGTATAAAGCTTTAGTGCCTTGATTACCTAAACCCATTTTCTTAAGAACTTTTAATGGGTAGAACATTTCTAATGCAGCAGCGGCTGAACCACCAGCTAAAGACATAGTAATAGCTCTAGCGTCTCTATGGCCAGCTATTGCCACATCACCATAAATACCACCAGTTTCCATTACGTTAGCAGCTAAATAACCACCTACTGCTGCTGATCTATTCTTAATTTTTTGTAATTGTTTCTTACCTATTTGTTTGTTAACGTATCGCTTACCCATGTACTGAGCACCTTTACCAGCACCATACCTTAAACTACCATAACCAACAGCTGCAGCACCTCCAGTAAAGTATGCAGCTAGGGCAACACCACCTATCTCAATGATAGACGGCATAGCTTCACCTAATAAAGCCATTACTTTTTGTAATGCTTGTGGGCTAAACCAATCTATTTCTTCAATAGGGGGTAAGTGTGCACCATTACGCTGAGCCTCATCAATGTTAGCTAAATAGTGCTCTAACATTTTAGTTGCAAACTCTGTATTTCCTGTAGCATCTGCAATCAATGCAGCAAAACCATAACCAGTAGCTTGTAAGTTATCTACACCTGCACTAAAACTATCTTGAAATATGTCCCAATAAGCGTCACTTTTAGTAGCATATAGGGCAGCCATCCTATTTTCACCAGCTGTTAAAAATTGACCATCTTCAGTATTTTGACCATATTGAATACTTTGAGACCTAGCTTTAGCTGCTATACCTGCTTCTTTTTCTGACTTATGTACACTGGTAGGTTCTATATCACCTCTAGCAAGCATTACAGCAACTTCATCATCTGAGTATTGCTTACCATCCCAGATGGTAGGAACATTTACCCACTTACCATCTACTTGTAGTGTTGTAGATTTCTCAGAAACAATTTCACCGTTTAGATAAAATGCAGGTCTACCAAACTGTGTATTACCAACAACCTGTCCTTCATTAGGCATCTTGAAGTTAGAGTAATTACTTCCATTCTCAGCTTCATATTTAGCACGGATTTCATTTTGTTCTGGAGTAGTATCAAACCACCTAGTATTAAACTCAGGTGTATTCATGGCGTTGTATATATCAACACCAGTGAATGGATTTGTTACAGTGGCTTTAGTACGTTTATCTGTTGACCATCTTAATGATGTAGGGTCATATATAGCATCTGCAACAATACCATTATTAATGTCTTGACCTTCAGAAGCAACACTATCAAACAGTTCTTCTGAACGTTTACCCATAGCAAAGATAACAGCATCAGTTATCCTATCTTCAGGCACATTCCATAGTTTAGCGTAATGTGCACGTTGACTATCTCTACCTTTACTTTCTGCTTTATAGAATGATGTCTCCGGTGCGTCAATTCCTAGAGCACGCAATCCAGCTTCTTTATCACCTAAAGTAAAATAACCAGAATCTGCGTCAGTGCCTTTAGTATCTAACCCTTTAAAAGTTACACGATTAATTCCAGAGTTTAGAAAACTCGATTCACCTTGCTCAATTCGAGTAGGTACAGAATCTAGATAATTGTTACGGATAACTTCATCTAATATTGATGAAGACGACCCTGATATATCAGATATTTTTTCTCTTTTACGTGAACTCGTTGAAGCTAGATTTTGAATCTTACCCGCTACAACACTACTAAAAATTTCAGAAGATGAAGCCATAGTGGGAGATCCTTATTTAGTTTTTTTCTTTTCTTTTTCTGCCTGAATAAAAGCATCTGTTTGGAAACCGCCCATTTTAGCAATAGCAGCTAATTGTGCATCTGATAAGTCTTCTACATCTGTACCAAAAGCTAAACTTACAAATTCATCTGCCCACGATTTATCAAAATCAAAATCTTTACCCATAATCTTGTTAAAACGCACAATTTCATCAGGGGTCATATTATTTGTTCTATAATATTCACCTAACCTACCAGTAACTTCTTCTCTAGGAGAATCTGATAAACCAAGCCAACGTAATATAGGCATACCAAAGTTTATATCTTCATCTTTATTATTCTTTTTAAATAAGGTAGCATCAAAATCTGCAGCAGTATAACTATTTTTGTCTGCTGATTTATTTTTCCCTTTATTCTCTGCATAAATTTGAAACATTTTATCTCTTTGCTTAATTTCCTGTTGTTTCACCCAACTAGGGTCAGCTACAATATTAGCTTCTTTATACGCGTCAGCTACTAGACTTTTATCTGCAAAACTATTTGGATCCATTGATTGCATAATAGCATCTCTATCTGCTTCATTACCTGCCATTGCTAAAGCAGCAACTAAATCATTAGTTTCTAGTGTTGATCTATTATCTGCATATTGTGTAAAGGCATCGCCAATACCACCAATACCAGCACCTATTTGTTGCCCTGATTTACTAATAGAATCTAATATTCCTGCTGAACTAACTGGTGCTATATTCTTCCAAGTGACTGCGCCCATACTATCTCCTTAAGGTTTAACCTATGTTATTGTATCTAGGTACTAAGTCACCTAAATCTGTTCTACCTTGTGCTGTTTTCCAAGCATTTTGATTAGCAATCTGATTATTAGTTGTAATTGCTTGAGATGCGTAGTTTTTATTCCACTGATCTTTAAGTTGTGCTAATTCTTGTTTACCTAATTTAACATTCTGCAATCCTGCCCATGCTTGACCTAATGAACCTAAACCTGACATAACAGAACCTGCAGTTTTAAATGTAGGGAGGTTAAAACCAATCTCTGGACTACTAATCTGTTCTGTCCAACTAAACTCTGGATCGTTTGGATTCCACATTGTAGAATCTAAGTCATTACCACCAAAACTACCGAAACCCCAATCCTTCTTTTTCTTATTTGTATTACCTGAAGTTATAGCGTCCCAATCTGTATTTTGAGAAGGTCCCCATGCTGTTGCCATAATAATTCTCCTAATATATTAGTATTTAATATGTGTAACCCTATCATACATCAAAGTATATATAGTATGTTATCTTTTTACTTTAAGCAACACCAAATTGAGATATCTTAAACACATTGTTAATTTTTTGCTCATAATCAAAATCTGCAAAACCAATTTGGTTAAAGCTTGTAACACTCATTGCTATGTATCTACTACAATCCATTGGATTTATAGTACCTCTTACAGATTCATTAATCCAAGGAATATATTCACCGTTAGCATCTAATCGTAAATCCTTACGTATCTCAGAAATATCATCTATACCAGCATTGTATTTAGCTAACCCTTCAGTATGCTCACGTTCAATTGCACCAAGATCTTGATCAACTATAACTAATATTACGGTACTTAATATATCAGCAAATCCAGCAAATAGTTTTGCAAAGTCAAGAAAAGTAAGGGCATCAAAGTCCATGCCTGTACCCATTCCATACTTCCATCCTAAGAATACACCTACAACAAATGCTAACTCTGGGCTTATCTCACTAGCTATATAGACAATAACTTCTTTAATAAGCATTTGAGTTATCATTTCTTCAATAGCCATTGCTAAATCAAATGTAGCTGGATCAAATGTGACAATAGCAATGATAAGTAATACAACTGCAATAATCTTTAATAGCTTTACCCAAAATGGGACTTCAATAACTTCATAGTGTGCAACATATAGTGATATATGTGCACTGGCCATAAATAAACTAGATACATGACTATTAGGTGAAAAAGGTACCATCAAATCATTTTGATTTGCGATATTAAACTTAACCATTTTAAATTTAGTTGTTGCAGCGTCTACTACACGCAACATACTGATAGGTGCTTGAACGGTATAAGCATTTATACCATTAGTAACACATTGATAAAAGATGAAACTTTGTCCTTGTGTAGTTACTTCTTCAGCTCTATTAACTAATTTAAGACCTCCAGCTCCTGCATAGTGAACATTAAATGTAGCTCTACAACCGTGATTAACCCAAATACCACTATCACCAGATGTGATACCAAAACTATAACCTAAAGTACAAGCACTGCTTGAACGCCTAACTTTTACAGAGACACTATCAATATTATCTGATGGTGCAAAAGTTTCATAATAAGCATAACCCCAGCTATCTGCATCATGTTCTTCAATTGAAGTTGCACTATCTTTTTGATATACATTATCAGGTTTCAATACACCACTACTATTAGTAGTTCCATCAGCATTTAATAATGAAGCAGTATATGTAATACGTTGAGTTGGCTGTAACCAATCAGCTGCTTCAGTAGTGTAACCACTCTCTTGTGTGAGTGTTCCCGCTAAAAACGCACTAACCTGAGTTGTATTACTTGCTTTATAGCCTACGTTATATCCAGGGTTTCCTGAAGATACATAATAGGTACTGATTAAATCATTATTACCTGGTGCACCTGAAGTAAGCATTTATAAGACTGCTAGAATCAGCATCAATTTCTGCTAAAGTGTTGTGTTGGAATTTAATATAGGCAAATTTAAATACAGATTTATAATCACTAGCAGTGACAATAACACTATTGTAGGGCTTTTCATCAGCACTTGGTGTAGCATTATAGATACCTTCTGTTGTACCTTGGTTAGCATAAAGAACTGACATAAATCTATATAAGTAATTTATACCTATCTGTGATGTATCCCATATCCTTACACCAAAGTTTAAAAATACGTGATCTACTTTATTATTGTAATCTGTAATACCTGCATCTGCTACATCTTCCATAACAGCATCAATCATTTCACCTGCTTTAAATCCTAGTATCTTTACTGTGTCAGCAATTTTGGTAGCTTTAGTAGATGCAGTTGCATCAAAATTTACATTATTAGTACGTAAAGGTACTGCAGGTAATAAACGTAAATCAGTACTACCAGCATCACCAAAATCTAGAGTTGGATCATCTAAATCTGGATAAGTGCCATCTCCAACTTCATATACAAATAGTATTGTGGAAAGCGGCACACTGTCTTTATGATAGTTAACAATGTAATGTAAATCAGTAGGTTTAGTTGGGACTTTATATGATGGTACTACAGTACTTGTAGTAGATGAAAACTGTAAAGTATAGTCATCTGTTGATGAGTTATACGTAGAAGCATATACGTCAACGTTGTATGTACTACCACTATACACAATAGTGTTTGCTGTTACATTATAGCTTTTGTTTTCTTGTAACCAGTACTTGATCCATGTAGGTACAAACAATGTACCTAGGGATGCATATTCAATAGTACAGGGTGTACCTTGTATTGTATTTAGCTCACTAGTAATCTCTGTATAGTCGATATACATAATATTAGCTTGTACTGTAGGAAAGTCTTCAAAATACTTGTTATCATCTATGTGATTAACAAATTGACGAATATTCTTTTTTCCACTTTGAAATACTTCAGAGAATAGTATATTAGAGGCTATATCTTCATTTCTTATAACAGAGTTTTTAACTACTTCTGCAAGAGATGTTCTATCTGGATCTTCAAATAAAGCTTGGTTATGTACCTCAAACTGTTCAATAGTTTGACTATCATCCCAACCTAATAAACCTGCTACTACATCTACAATCGCTTCAACAATATCAACTATAATGTCGACAATTGTTTCTACAATATCAACAATTGCATCGATTACATCGGAGATGATATCTAAAATGGAACCTAAAATTCCGCCCATATCCTATCTCCTGTAAATGCTAAATCGGGGTTTTACTACCCTATGTTGGTTCTGCGTTAGTAATTTGAGTATTTAGATTACCTGTACCAGTTGCGTTAAGTGCAGTAATATTAGTTGAAGCTACACCAGCTGTACTAATATTAATACTCCAAGCATCCATTAATGTTTTAAGGTATTTTTGATCAGCATTCCATTGGAAACCTTTCGCTTGTTCACCAAATAGAGTAGCTTGTTTACCTGATAAACTGTTAGCGTTAGGTGCCACTTTAGTAGTTTGCTGTGTTTGAGCGTACTCAGTAATCTCTTTTTGATTAATAAGAGATATCTCTGCATTTCCTTTAGCTGCACCTACTACAAACGATGCAGAGGTTTGTATAGCACTCTGCATAGCTCCTAGATATACCGTAGCATAATCAGCACCTGTTATCCTACCTAGATTGTATTGTGCATCTAGGTGTACGTTTACAGATTCCATTAAGTCATCGAATACTCCAGTACCTGTAACTGTGTATTTACCATCTGTGCTGGTTGTTAATGCACTAGCTTTAGTTAAATCTGTAGTAACGATTGCCATTATATTATCCTACTGAACTTGTTGATTTTTGTCTTACAGCTATTTTATCAATCTCACCTTGAGTTAATGCAGGTAATACCTCTACATTATAAGACTTAATCTTAATAGCCTCCATAGTCTCTTGTCCATTACGTGTAACTTTTTTAAAGATTTGACATTCAGCTGCAATAATATTTTTATACATCATATTCGTAATGTGCCAACCTTCTTCATTATTAAATGGTACATATTTTTTAGCTATTCTCTCATCGATAAGTTTACTACCAAATGAGAATATTTCACCTGATGTTTCAAGTTTCAGTGGGTCATTAGGTCTAACAATTACACGAATAAGTTTTTCTGCATCATTTTTACGTAAACCTTGTAGTTCTACGCCATTAAATGAAAAGTCATCTAACATATCTTCTGTTATTACAACACCATTTGCACTATCTGATGTTTCTGCTACTGTTGTTTCCATAGTATTATCCTCATTACTGTTATTAATATTATTTAGTGCTTCCACTAATTTTTCTCTTTTAGAATTAAAATGCATCTTTATACCGTTTTCGGCTAGCTTATCGCTTATCTCTTTTGATGTCATAGTTTCAATATTCATAGGTTCCTCCCGGGAATTATGTATTAATTAAGATAGCCCGCACCGCACTTACGTGCTAACGGGCTATCAAAGTTAGAAAGCTCTAATTACGCTTTCTTAGTCCAGATGAGACCAATACGTTCAGCGCGTAACGCCATGAACCCATAGTACCATTTGATAGAGTAGAACCCTTTCTCACCATACGGATCGTTAAGGTCTGCAATATCTTTACCTGGCTTCTTGTGAGTAGTAGTGAACTTCACAGTCTTACCATCAGTTTGGAAACCAATAGTAGTAAATGAGCCATCACCTACAACAAGCATAGTCACTAGCACCAGCACCTACATCAGATAACATCTCTGGAACAACAACGATACGGAACTGATCAACAGAACCAATCTCACCGTTAAGTACATTAGCAGCATCAGCATACTTCTCTACAGAAGTAAAACCTGAACCTACAGCTGAAGACGAATCAATACCTTTCATCTTACGAACTAATGGAATTAAGTCCGGGCCAATGTACATTACACGTCCACCATTAACAGTCTTAGTATCTGTCATACGAGAACCTGAAATAATCTTAGTTTGCTTAGGACACTTAGCATTGTCTAGAGCAATAGATAAAGTCATTAGATCATCGTAATCAGCTACAACTGCAGTAGTTAACTTAGTAGTCGCAGTACCAGTATACTGAATAGTACCAGCATTGTTAAGTAAGTCTACTTGTAAAGCAGCTTCAGTTAACTCAGTTGCACCTACAACCATTTCTTCAGTGATGTGTGACATCAATTCTGAGTCTGAATCAAAGTCTAGAGACTCTTGAGTATACTCAGTGAAAAAACCTTGCTTAGTAATAGAACCAGTAATTTGCGTACGAGTCATACCAACACGGTTTACACGTCCACCATTCTCAGTCAAAGCAGGAAGTTTAGATGCAATAATACCGATATCTTTAGCAGAACCATAAAGATTACCAGAGTTAGCTAAAGCAACAACTGCACCAGTAGCTGCTAGAGCATAAGCTGAAGTAGTAAAGTAACCTTGTTTACCTGAAACTGGGGCTACCCAACCAGTGCCTGATCCAACTACTACTGTTCCATCTCTCTTCCAAGAAGACCATGCAGTAGCTACACCACCAGAAGATAATTGTACAATTTCTAAACCACCTGCTGTTGTCGCATCTAAACCTTGGTCATTTACGTTTAAATCATCTAGTAAAGGCTGATAAACGTCTTGTTTAATAGTCTTACCATGATGTTTAGGCATCGCACGTACATCAGCCAGTGGCATGAAGTATTGTTGATCCCTTGATTGAATTAACGCTTTTTTATAATAAAAATCAGTGCGCGCCTGTGCACCGATAGTTGAGTTAGTACCGTCACCGTATACTTGAGCCATTATATTCTCCTATAAAGCTTTATTAAATTTAACCACTAGCTGCAATCTTCATAAATTCTTCGTCAGTCATCTTAAGATAGTCTGGCTCAGCTGAAGTTTTCTTACTAGTAGTCTTCTTTGTTTTTGTTTAAGCTTTGCATTATCTACTCCATTTGCTTTAGTCTGCGGTACAGATGCATTATGAGGCTGTTGCATATCGTGTCCCTCATTAACTATATTGCCCTGATGTTGAAGGTATTCAGCTACTTGTCTATAAGCTACTACATCAGGTACTTTTAACCTACCTAATGCTCGCTCAGAGTCCATAATAGACTGAATCCTATCGTATACCCCGTTATACACGTGGTCATTAAGAATTGTTATAATTTCAGGACTATCAGATATAAGTTTTTTACTTTCGTTATCCCATTCTTTAGATAAAACATTTAATGTTTTGTCAAAAGATGGACTATCTTTAATATCATCTAATGCCTGGTTTATACCAAACTCTTTATCAGTAACAGAATAGTTAGTAGGCTTATAGTCAACTTCCTCATCCGTATCTATATCTAAAGGATCAATGCCACTGTCTTTTATCAACTTAGCAATTGCTTGTGGGTTTTTCTTTGATAGATCAATTAGGTTATTTAACTTACTTGTGTCAAGTAACCCTTCTTTTTCTAACATACTAACTATCTTAAGATTAGGTTTGATAGACTTCATCTTAGCTGAGTAATCAGCGCCCATTTGCATTAGTTTAATAGCATCATCAATATTATTGACCTGCATCATTCTTTTGCTAGCTTTAAAAGGTGTCATAATCCTTCTATATGCACCTTCAAAATCTACTCCGACAGTTTCTTGAGTATCCTCATTCGTTTCAGTCGTTTCGGTATCTGTGGTTACATCTGTATCCTGAGACTCTGGATCTGTATTATCATTTGGCGTTTCATCCTTCTCTTGAGTATCCTCAAAAGGGTCGGTTACTTCGTCACCTGAATCATCTTCTTCAGTTTCATCGGTGTTACTTTCGGATGCTTCAATTTCTTGATTAATTCACCATCAGAAGTTTGCTCTTCATTAGGTTCATCAATCTCGTTAGTTTCTTGAGCGTCTAGTTCTTCATCTAGTTCCATCTCAAGCATACTTAAATCTTGTTTTAGGAATTCCTCATCTGTCATCCCTAGTGCATTTTCTAGTGCCATTATGCTAAACCCTCCTGAAGAATACTAGTTTTAGCATCTTCATCCTCAGCAAGTGATTGCTCAGCTTGAGCACCTCTAGCTACTACGCTATCAAAAAACTTAGCTAATGATCCAACACCATAAATCATCTTATCGATTAATTTCTGTTGTTCATCATTTAAACTAGAGCTTTTAGCCATAACTAGTCTCGCAGCTTCTTCCTTAAAGTAATATTCTGTTATTACCTTTTTAAAGTCCCTGTTTCTACTCAACTTTTCAAAACTATTTTTAATGTCTACAAAATGTTTTGCTTCTACCATATTGGCTTCTAAATTTTCTAACTGTTCTTCATTGTTCATCGTGTGTCCTCAAAATGAGATAAAAACGCAGTAAAGTTACTTTTTTCGTGATTATATCACGTTTTTTTAACATTACCCTCCATTTAACATAGGATCGTTAATAATTGCATCTGCAAACTTATCATCCATCTTATGATCTTTGTCAACCTTCTTCATATTTTCCTCATGCTGCCGTCCTACGCCAGACTCTTGTTCAACGAAGTTAAGGTCTTCCATATCAGACTTACTATTTAAGTTTCTTGACTTAGATAGTTCTGTCTGAGTTTTTGCTTTCTTAAATTCAACATCAATCGTATTCTCCATTGCTTTAGCACTTTCATTAGCAATCTTAGCTTTAAGTAATTCCATTTCAAGCTGTTGCATTTGCTGAGCCATAGGATTAGGCTGTGGTTGGTATTCTTTAATTCGTTTAGATAACTCAGGCATCTTACGTAATCTAGCAATGTCGGATAGAATCATCTGTGACATAGCAGGATCCATATTGTTACCCATAGTCTGTAGCATGAATGATAGCTCTTGAGCTTTCTCATTATCAGCTTCAGCA